GCACCACTACTTACTATCACTTCTTTGCTAAAATACATTTTAGCAACTGCCAAAAAGAATTGTACAAAAGATTTAGGTAACAATCTTGATAGACCCATAACAAAATAAACATATTTCACAAATACAGCTTTTGGGCCCCATCGTTTGCAATCAAAACTTAGATTCACTTTTACATACTTTTCTTTCATAACTCCTCTCTGGAACAAAGTATTATGTATCATTCCAACTCTTTGATTTGAAGGTACTGAAATTATTTCATTCTCAGTACATTTGCACAGGTGTTTGAAAAATTGCTCTAAACATGTCTGGAAAATTTTAGTATAAAAATCCATCACAAAAATTTCACGATTTCCTTTCCATTGTGTTTTATCTACGATGTGAAAAATAAATTGGATTCTTCCTTTTTTATTGATTTTCTTATAAAATGTCAAATCAATATCGTGCAACATTTTCACTTTTTGTTGTATTGTTTCCTCCAAAGAGTCTATGTTTTGCAAAGTATTCAAAAGATTTTCATCTCTTAATAAATCTTTCAATATTTCTTCAGCAACAACTTCATGACTTTTTCTACCAAAGAATTTAGGTTTTGATTTTCTTGTTTTATAAGTTTGCCTCATTGCATTCAACTCCTCAACAGTGTCATCATTTTCATTTTGAATTTGAGTTTCTAAAGGATCATATAAATCTTGATTGAATTCATTGTCTCTCAAGCCTGATTCATTGGCCATTACACAATAACTGGTGTTTATAATATTATTCCAAATAGAATGAAATGAAGTATGCTTTTCATTGGCTTGGAAGTAATTTGCTGCAAACTCACCAACTTCTACGCATGTCTCCGGGTCAAAATAGAAGTCATTGTCAAAAGGATTGAGGTCAGATGCTTTATTTTCATCATTCTTCTCTTTTATAGCATTGTCATTATTTAAATGAGTGTTTTTGTCTTTGTCTTCAAGAACAAGGAATTCTGAAAGATTCAGCAAATTTGAGCTTCGTGTTGAATAATTAATATCTTCAATTGTATCAACAGAATTATCCTTTTTTTCAAAAAAGGCTGATTCATAAAATTTTACCTGTTTCACAACTTCTTTTAAGTTCAAAGCAAAATTCATGCATTTTTCATAGTCTACATGTGCTTGAATAGCACCTTCTAAGTTTATAGCTTGTTCTATTTGTTGATTGTAAGGTGCTTTAGTCATCAAAAAAGTGCAATAAAGCATGAATGTATAATCAGACATATCAATTATTCTTTCGTTTGTGAATAAATTTTTGGTTTTGCCTTTACTGAATTCACTTGCCACTTCTTCTTTAGCATCTAAATAATATTGCTCAAAATTCTCTGAGATGCTTCTCCTAATGTGAAGTTGAACTACATCATTAGATACACCATTAAAAGACAAAATCAACTCCGAAAAGCAATTGTATTGCAACATAGGCAAAACCATTGCATACCTCAAATTACTCAATAAAGATTCTGTGCCTCTTTTGTTGTTCAACATCAGCAAATAAGAAAAGGAAAGATTCCTTTCATGAAATTCAGTTTTAGGAAGTCGTATTTTATAATTTACAAATTGTGACAATGCTTTATAAAAACAAAAACACATGTCTGTAACAACTTTTTCATTTAAAAATTGCCAACCGCTGCTGGCATAATTTCGCCCTTCATAATGAATTATTTCAAAATTAGGACTGAAAACTTTTTTGTGTTTCACTATGACATCTGAAACTGGATACAATAATTTAAAACATCTAGTTTGCTTTGTCTGCATGATTTTTTTACCTCCTTTA